GCCTCTCTTTTTTTGTTTTCCTATAAATTTTACGCCCTTCTTTATAATTTTTACGCAATAAATTTTTGTAAAATATTTTTTAAATTTTATAGATTCGCTATTGACAAAATGCCGATAACTATGGTAGAATCATTCTTAGAAGGCGATATGCCAATCTGATACCGCGTAAACTTTACTTTTAACGGCGTGTTTTTTCCCTTTATCTTTTATGATTATTGAAATACCCAAAAGACTTGTCATCCATCCAAATAAATATTTATTTGATGGAAGCCACTACGATTTTCTAGGTGCAATTCTATTATTTAATGGAATATCAATTCCAGAGAAATGTAAATTCCCTAGTGAAATGAAAATCTTAATCCCATATTACACTTACAAACTCAGAGGTAAAATAGTAGATACACCACTAACAATAAGCATACTACAATTCGATAGTCACCCCCAGAAAGAAGCCCTCGTGGGTATCAACAGATTACTTTTTCCCCTTTCAATCGAGTTAAAAATTGTCTGACGTATTACAAGCTAAAAGATATATTTCTATGCTTGACTTTATTAACCGTCATAAGATAGAAAAAAGATTAGGTAATCTTAATCTTGATCCAATCGTTCCAGTAAACTTCAAAACTTCTGAAGCAATTCCAAGGCATATTGCAAAAAATTCAGAAGAACATGAAATCTATAATTTATTACAATCTAAAGATCAAGTATTTCCAGTCAAATAATTTCTTTAGGCATGTTTTATCATATAGTCTTGTTTTCTTATAGTTAAAGGATTTAGCTATGTTGTATCGTGCATGGATTGGTTCTGTTCGTGTTATTACCCCTAATTTAGAAGAATTATCTAATTGTGAGTCAGTTGACATCTTTATTGATAATTTCTGGCAAGTATTTAGATAAATGTCGATATACTGGCAGGATAGTTATCCGCGAACTCCCTATACACCTTTTCGCAGAATGTCAGAATAATATCCTACCAGTATACTTTTCACTTTTTACTCTAAAAGTAACCACTTTTGAGACGTTTTATGCATGTTTTTACTAAATATGCTGGTTTTTAGTCCATATTTCACTAGTTTTACTACTTTTATGAGATATATTAATAGGATACCAATATGCTAGTGCCATACTTTAGTATCCTGTCAGCATATCACTTTTTCTCTAACACAAATATTTACTATGAGAGACTATTTATCACTTGAAACTACTCCTTCTGATGAACCTTGTGTTCAAATTGGACATGATCTTTATCGGTCAATAGCTTCAATGGAAGCACAATTGATGAAACAGCAGTTAGAAGAACTACTTACTCTTAAGTTCTCTGACATTATTATCAACCTAACAATCTCCCAATGTTTTCATGATTTTGGAACATACTATGAAATTCGTGCTTACTATGACGGAGACAATGAACGTCAAGTCGAACAAGCATTCTTCTTAGATGACAACTATCCAGAACACTGGTCCCCAGATAAAAAGAAAACATTACTTGATTACTGCTCTAATAAAGGATTCTCATATTCATGATATGGTCAATTCTTAATAGTTTTGAGCTATACTTTTTACTTCTTATTCTATTTCTCTATGCAGGATTCAAATGTCGGAAAACCCCATAATTCTTTCCAAAAAGTCAACTGATTTAGAAAAGTTCCTCTCAAATTATCAGCCTCTTGATAAACATCGTCAATCCGATGCTATCAATGCTGCTCGTCGTGAAGCACTAGAATATGCTTCAGACCTCCGATCTTGTCGTTCAGAAGAAGATCGTGCTATTCTTACCAAACACGTAATTCGTCTTTCAACCATTTACACTTATCTTACAGGTAAAAACCTTAACCTCAACTTACCGTCATGACCAATATTTTAATCCAAGCTGGTCCTGGATGTGGTAAAACTACCACTCTAGCAGAAAGTTATCTGTACTACAAACACCCCATTAAATCAATGTGGTCACAAAGACACAATAGTACAGAACAGCAACTAGATACATATAAATCTATATATGCACACATCCCAGGAATGGCCTCGGCACCTATCTACATGGCATATAATAATGACATTGTAGATGATATTTCCAAAAAAGTACATGGTGATTGTAAAGTTCTGACTATTCATGGTTGGGGATATAAAATTATTCGAGATAGATACGGAAATATACCTATCAACAAGTCTCGTAATGAAATTCTTATCTCTAAAATCACAAATAGAGATCTAAACGATCTTCCAGACAAGTGGAAATGGATTGCAACCTCTCGATATGTCGAAAAACTCAAAGATGAGCTTTTACCTATCTCTGAAGAGTCTTTTTCTATACTTCGAGAAAAATATGATGATTTAGCTCCCTTCAAAATCCATGAAAACATGGTAGAACAATCTAGTCGTCTATTAATTGCAATGAAAGAGATTGATAGACGTATTGGCATCACATTTGCTGACCAAGTATGGCTTGCAATGTTTATTCTTGCTGAATCTGGACCTAAATATGAATGGGGAATGTGTGACGAGTCACAGGATTTATCTCCTGCTCGTCTCCGTTTAGTTCAAATGCTTTGCAAACACTTGATCTTCTGTGGAGATAAGAATCAAGCTATCAATGCCTGGAATGGTGCTGATCCTTACTCTATGGAACGTATAGCTGAAACATGTCAACACTCTCATAGCCTCACTTTATCATTCAGACTTGTACCTAATCATGCAGAATTTGCTAATAGACTTAAACCATCAGCATCACTCCAATCAGTCCCAGGAAAAACTGCTGGCAGATTTGAACGTATCGAAGGTGAAGATACTGTTGCTTGGGCACAAGAATTTTACAATTCTGACACAATGGTATTATGTCGTTACAATGCTCCTTTGATTAAATTCGGGCTAGCTCTTGTTAAAAAAGGAATTGCTGTAGGAACTTCTTCATCAACTCTTAAATCAACCTTAGTAGATACTGTAAAAAATAGAAATGCTAAGTCTATGTCCGAATTACTTTCTAAACTTAGTACATACGAATCAATATGTATGCAAGGAGGAGATCAATTTACCAAATCCAACATCAAAGACAAATTTGATGCTATTAAATATATTCTTCAAGAATGTACAACAATAGATCAATACTATGATAAAGTTAACACTTTAACAAATCCTCGTAAAAACTCAGTTCACATAAAACTTTCAACAGTTCACAGAGCTAAAGGTCTAGAAGCCCAAACAATTGGTATTCTTAACCCACCACTTCCTTCAAGTCGTGCCATAACACCTGTTCAACTTCTTCAAGAAGAGAACTTAAATTTTGTAGGTCACACTCGTTCCAAGAAAGATATGTTTTACTTATGTCAATAGATCCAGTTGATAACGAATACGAGCCAGAAGATCCTTTTGTAGACATTCCAGAAGATTATTGTATATCCTCAATATCTCAAACAGTTTATAAACTCAACAACTTTAACAACATAACATGGTGGACAATTGAACGAGCAAATACAACTATATCAATATTATGGGGTCACAGATTGCCAATCGGGAACGCTTCCGGCAATAAAGAATGCTACACGCACTCCACGGAAAAAGAAGCAATCCAAGACTATACCACCAGACTCAACAAACAACTCCAACGAAAAGGATTCTCAGTTGACATCCCCACCCGTCCACCAGATTTACCTATGCTCTGCCAAGAGTACAGGAATCCTCCTCGATGGGATTCGTTTGCCGTCCAACCAAAAATCGATGGGATTCGTTGTATCATCTCGGAAGGAGAATTAATTTCTCGTACATCCAAACTTATTACAAGTTGTCCTCACATCGAAATGTATCTGTCTGCAATCCCATCTGAGATCAAACTCGATGGTGAACTTATCATCCCAAATTGCCCTTGGGTTATAACAGAAGGATATGTTAATCGTCAAATACCTTCCAAAGAATGCCTAGAAATAGAATTCCATGTATTCGACATTATAGATACCTCAGCACCATTCTGGGCACGCTCCCAGGAAGTAGAACGCATAGTCAAGTCCCTAGAAGCTAAATATCTAGAATTTAGTTACCCAACTCATGGTTTTTACAAATCTAGATTTAGATCTAAGAAATTCCCCTTCAAAATAGTTCCAACAGCTATTTACGAGGAGCCATTAGATGATGAAGTTGTTCAAAAACATTTCAGAGCTAGCTGTGATGCAGGTTATGAAGGTCTTATTGTCAGAAATGCCAATTCACCTTACTATCCTGCTACTAGATCAGCCAATATCCTAAAACTCAAGCAATTCTTTGACAAAGAATATAAAATCGTTGATATCATTCCAAGTATCAAAAACGAAGCTATTCTTGTCTGTCAATTACCTTCAGGAACTACATTTAACTGTAGTTTCAAAGCAACATCAGCTAAACGTCAACAAATGCTAACATACAAACACCGTTATCTAGGTAAACTAGTAACAGTAGAGTTTGAAGGCATTCACGAATCTGGTCGTCCTCGTAACCCAGTAGGAATAAAAATTCATGGACTGCGATAATTCTTCTACTCCACTCTTCACTCCCACTTGCGATCTACCTCCCTACAATTGCATTCAACCTCCACCAATCAAACACACTTTACCCGTATACATATACGTGTGGGAAGATTGCATAGCATACTCAAACACACCCCCAGGAAAATCAGACAAGACACTGATCGATACTGGTTGTCTTAATGTGCTGGAAGTTATAGACGGTGTTGTTTATGACCATAGCTACGATGGAAATAAATATTCAATCGATGAAGCTATCGACTATGGAGACTATCATTCAGTGGAGACACCATTTTGAATATTTTTAAAACATCGATCAAACACAATACACTAACAATTAACAACCGTATTCGAGCAAAATACTATTCAATAGATTACTCAGATTTTAACAATACTTACCCTGGGACCATGTTTTTTAAAATGCCTACGGCAATTTCAACAAAACATACAGATAACTTCTCATCAAAGGGTTGTTATCATTTACAAATACGACGTTGCCTATTTTTCTGGGTAACAATACGAGTATACCCCTCACTTGAAGGATTATTAGCCTCACATGCTTGGAACTACCTTACAAAAAATCGAAGAAGCACTAGGAGAAATAGCTCTCGCCGTCAGCAAACATTCGACTATCTTGCTGATTACAAAGATGAAAGCATTCCCCAAGATTACTCTGAACCCTGACCAAAACGAAGCAATTAGTCACGCAACTGATGAACTTATTCGTTGTCAACGATCACTCAACAATGCTCGTAGACACTTAACAAATTTAGGAATAGAACCAAACGTAGGACACGGAAGTGAAGAAAAAACGATCACCACACAAGGCTCTCAACCCACTATACGACAGCCAGTTCGAACAGAACTTCCACGAGTTTTGGGTAAGCCGATCGGATTACCCGATAACCTTTCACCACATAGTGAAGGTTAGTTCACTTTATATTCCAATGTTTTCTTCATCTAACGCTTTATCACCTGTTCAAACAAGAGAATGGGAATTAGATTTTGCATTTGTAAAAGAAAAAATAGGAATAGAGTTACAGGGTCATGGTAGAGGACACACATCATATCAAGGTATGCTTCGTGATGTTTCAAAACACAATGATCTTTATTTAGAAGGATGGACTGTCATATATTTTATGTCAGCCCATCTAGAATCACCTTCTTACATGTTCAATGTCCTAGCATCAGCACTGAAACGCAATGGAACCAGACTTACCAATTTTCACGATAGACCTCAGCCAAAACCAGTCAGTGGAAACTCTGCTTTGCTTGAAGCCGCAAGACGGTTATCGGCTAAAAGACCTAATTGATAAATTAGCAGCAGGAAATTTTGTTGACTACTGTCGCTCCCTTAATATTAAACCACCCAATTTTCATTCAATTCTCACTGGAGGTAAAAAATGTTCAGTGGAACAATTGAACAAAATCCTATCGGGTATAAGGTACGAGGCACAAATCTCTACCGTCTTGATTATACAGCCAATGAGTCTTACGCCGGGTGTAGACAATGCGGACTTGCAAGTGGACGAAGATACGTTGTTCTCGGATATGCTGGAAAACGACACCACATCCGACCCACAACAAAATTCGCTCCCCACTTACTCCCCGCCCCCAACTCCCCTTCGTCGAGTTCCTTTGACACAACCAGTTACTACCCAAGAATTATGTTCATCGGAGTTGCTCCTAGAGGCACAGAAGATGTATCAGGGGTTGCCTACCTTGGACAAGAAGGAAGAATCTTAAAGCATATCTTTCGTCTTGTACCTTTTAACTTTGAATTCTACTGTACTTACCTTGTAGCTTGTAGAACTAGTTCCATCATTTACAACGGAGAATTTACTGACCAATACTCAGAAATAGATACAGCATCAACACATAGTTTATCAATAATAGATGAAGACAGACAACCAACCTCAGGAGAAGTACGGGCATGTCAACCTCATTTATATGATATTTATAGTGAATTTGCTCCTCAATTTGTTGTGCATTTAGGTTCTTATGTTAACAAACAAGCTCCTAAATTTACAACAAAAAGATCCACACTAATCCTCGATAGTCTTGAATACATTGCTTCTCTTGAGTATAAAATACTTACAGTACGTCGTAATGCACACAAACTATCTCAACTTCTTTCAGAACACCTTAATGTTTTATTAAAATGCTAACAAAAGATTGACAATATCATGAAATGGTTATGGCCCGGTCCTATTGAAGGTGGTATCACCCAATCAATGATAAGTATGTTTCTTCAAGATCCTTATTGTTTCGTATTATACTACGGACTAGGACTAGAAGAACCAACACCCGTCTCCCAGGAAATCTTGTGGGGTAACATCATACATAAAGGTCTTGAAGATCTTATAGAAATTCCAATACTGTCAAAAGATTTTACAGAATTTGAATGGGAAATAATTCTGAAGTCTATGAAAGAAGAATCTCTAAAAGAAATTCATACAGCACCTACGAGTTATTATTCTTGTGCTGAAATGATTAAGCTCTACAATGATAAATACAAAACTCAATATGACCATATTGAAACTGAAAAAGAATTTCAAATACCTCATGCAACTAAAAACTTTGAAGTTACTTTGATGGGTAAAATGGATGGTATTGCTGATCCAAACAATAGTTTCTATGAATCTATCAACACATCACTTCAATCAACAGATTTTTCTCGTACATTGATCGAACACAAATCAAAAGGATACTTTGAGTTTGATCAATTTCGTAGAGAAATCAAACATGACATGCAAGTTAATATTTACTGTCATGCTAGTCAAGCAAGACACGTAATATACGACGTATTCATTGTGCCAGAAACACAGTGGAGTGCTCCAACTAGAACTGCTTACGAAAAGGATGCTGCCTATATCAAAAAACTTTATCATGGTCCTTCTTACAAAACATATCCAGTTTCAAAGAATTTACCCTTTTGGGTTTATCAATTTGAATTCGATATAAGTTCAGATTGGATTCGTGAACAATTTAGATCAACCATCAACCCAATTATAGATCAGATATGTATGTTGTATAACTACACATCATCTGATTCATTTGACCCACACAACCCAGAATGTTACAATCATCTATTCTATAAGAAACCTATCAGACTATTTGATCCAGCAGTAACATCAAAATACAAATCTAGATACTGGTCATTCTTGATTGGTGAACTAGATATTACTCAACTTCGTACTACCTCTAAACTATTCAAGGAACTAAAAATTGGAAAATAAGTCTACACTTGATGCTTTTATTGAAGCAACCTATTCAAGATTCTGTGTAACAACATTTGCATATACACATAAGAAATATGAAGATACAGAAAATCCAGTTAAGCTGTTAGAACAACTAACAGATCTTCAACATAAACACGATATCGTTCATTGTGCTTATGGTATTCTTAACGAATATGTAGAATACCTAAATGAATTTCATAAATACGGAGAACTTGTTTATAAAGCATCAGAGAATCCTTTGATGCCTTGTGAAGCTATAGATATACAAGAGATTGCTGTACTTAAAGAGATCGGAGACATCTATTACTACAAGACAATGTTGTTCAATCTTCTAGGTCTAACTCATACTATTACTGACATTCAATGGTGTTCAGAAGAGGGACCGCACATTGAAACTATCGGAGATCTAATTAAGAAGTTTGTATATTACAGTCATGAACTTGATGCTGCTGCACTTATGCAAGCATCATATGACCTAGACAGATGTTTTAACTTCATCTGTTTTAAATTTAACACAACACTACCTAATATTATCTCCCAAAACGAAGCTAAGCTACGTAAAAGATATCCATCAGGTACGTTCACATCCCAGGAAGCAGCAGCAAAGGCAGACAAAAATTGAAGATAGACAAAGAAGTCTGGAAAGCAATTAAACAAAATCAAGAAGCATACTATGAAGGCTCACAAGCCTTTATAAATGGTAAAGATAAGTCTGCTTGTCAGTATCTTAAAGATACCCCACAATATTGGGCTTGGCGAGCAGGATTTTTAGGTGTTTGTTAAAAAGGATTATTATGGCTAGAGGTTTATCAGGTATTATTTATGGTCTTGCAGGTATGGGAAAGACTTCATTAGGTCTTAGATTTCCTGGTCCTGTATTCTGTAAATCAATTTTTGAATCAGGTTACGATACATTATCTAAAGTTCCTGAGAACACAGATAATGAAAATATCAAATCATTCCAACAATTAGTTACATCAACTAAGAGTGTCAACAAAGGTACAATCCTTATTGATAGTTGTACTGGACTTCAAAGACTTATCTTTGAACATGCTACTCTTATGGATTACAAAGGAAATCCACAAGCATTCTTTGATTACAGTAAAGGTCCAAGACAAGAAGCTGTAAGATATTTACAAGCATATCTTGATCTATGTGACAATCTCTGTGACAAAGGAGTTAATGTTATTTTCTTAGCTCACCAAGTTACTATCAGCCTTCCCAATTCTATGGGACCAGATTATCTTTCTCATGAGATAGCTATGGATGGTAGTGATAAAGGTGGTATGAGAAATACTATTGTTGCCTGGGCTAGTTTTATCTTCTTTCTCAATAAGCAGGTAACAATTACTCAAGCAACAGAAACGATCAAAGGTTCTGTAACAGAAGGTAAAGCATCTTCTGATACAGGCCGATACATCTATACAGACCTATCCACATCACATTCTGCAAAGAATAGATGGGATATGACTTCCTGTATACCTATGGGTAGAAATGCTGACGAAGCAGCATCTAACCTATTCAAACAAATCCCAGAAAGGTTTGGTGGCTCAAAGAAGGACTAGCAATCCAGGTGTGTTTGTTATAAACTCTACGAGCTTTATAAAAACACGGTGTCGACACTACTTTCTACGTTTTAAACTTTATTAGTTTCTAACTTACACAGCTTACTTTTTTACTTTACATATCTTATTTCCGTCAATAACATTTCGTTATTACATAAGATGTGTTCGCAACTTTTGTGTTCTATGAAACTCTTTGAGCTTTCAAAAAACACACTACTTTTTAGGATCAATATAATGTCTAAACCAGCAGAAGTTTCCGAATCGTTCATGTCTTTCTACCAAGGTGCAGCTTCGGATACAGTTGAAAAATCCAAGGCAGCAGAATCTAATCTTGGTAACATCCCTCTTGCAATTGGTGCAGCAGGTCAATGCCGTATCGAGAAGTTCCGATTCGGATCTACTCCTGACAAAGTAGAGAATGGTGTCCTCACTAAGAAAGGTACTCCTTTCTGTGAAGTCACAGTTCGTAGCATTGCTCCAGAAGATATTACTGGACGTTTGTTGAAGAGAACTTTCTGGTTCTCAGATAAGAACGGTAATCTTGCCCAATCTCTAGAAACGTACTTTAGTACGTTGGTTACTTGGGGGTTACCAGAAGAAGTTCGTAAGAACCATAAAAATCCAACTGAGTTGGCTGATTGGTTCATGACTGCGGACATTACTTTGGAGTTTGTTGTTACAGCAAACCCAACTGATACTCTTAACGATGGAAAAGGTCTACGATTGTATCGTAAAGCCGATCAGCTTCCAGCTAACGACTCCATCATGCCCTCTATCTCGAACGTAGCTCCACCGGCAGCTAAGGGAGGCAAGTTCAAAGCAGGTGACAAAGTTACATTCAAGGGAGAAGCCTACGAGTTTGTAGAGCAATACCCCAACGGTAAGATTGGCCTCAAAAATCTATCAACAGGAGCCGAAGCTCTTGCAAACGAAGCTGATCTTTCTTAAAACTCTTCGAGCTTTTAAGAAACACTATTTTTCAAACCTACCCATAACTTCATGGGTAGGTTCTTTTGCCCCTCAGTTCAAGGAATGATGATGAAAAGTTACAAAATTGTCGGTATCGTCTTAGCTATGGTAGCTATTCTATGTGTGTCTGCTGTTCCGTCTTTTGCATGGCAACCAAGAACACGTGTAGGCCAAAGAATTGCAGCCAGAGGAGGAATCCTATCAAGAATAGGTTCTGCTCGTGCATCCTGCGGCTCTGCTGCCTCTTTTGGTGTAGCATCTTGTGGAGGAAGATCATTTGCAGTAGCATCCTGTGCAGGCTCTGAAGTGTTTTCTAAAACTACTACCGTTAGTTTTATGCAAACACCGGTGTCTGTATCTACCTCTGCTCCAGTCTCTGCTCCTGCTCCTATGTCTACTCCAGAGCCAGTCTATATGTCTGCTCCAGACTGTAGTTCAGGACAGTGTACTCCGATCCGTACAGTCATCGGTGCTGCCGCTCATTCAGCTAAAGGTTCTCTCGAATTTGCTACCCGTCTAGCAAGAGAAGGACGTATGTATCATGATAGATCATACATCGGATACGAGAACGTAGCAAGTGGTGCTTCATCCCCAGAAGATGCGGTACGTATGTGGATGAATAGTCCAGGACACAGACGTAACATGCCTTACATCACTGACATTCAGTGTGTAAACGGATACTGTGTAGGACGATAAAGTTTCTAAATACACTACGCTTGTAAAAGTCTTTCATTCTTCTTTTACAAAGTTCCTTAAAGTGGTATTGGGATATTGGTGACTCCCTTTTTATTCTAGGAGATTATTATGTCAGAAGAACTCAAAGCCAAATCAGATAAAGTAAACACAGGTTTATCTCTTATTCCTTTTCATTCTCTTTTTGCCCTTGGTAAAATCTTTGTAGAAGGTTTACGCTATGGAAAAGATAATTGGAAAAAAGGAGTAGGTGATAAAGAATATCAAGAAGAAAGACTTGAACATGCTCTTACTCATCTAGCCTTATGGAAAGAAGGAGACAGATCAGAAGCTCACTTAGCTAAAGTAGCTTGGTTTTGTTTCACTCAATTAGAACTAGAAAGGCTAGAAACTATAAAGTCTTTAAATACCAAAATAGATGCTCAAGCTGCTTGGGATGCTACCTCACCCAAAGCACCTATCACTCGACTAGCTACAGGAGAAACTTTTCAATGACTGAAAAACGAATAACAATTAGATTATCACCAGAACTTCACCAACATGCAACAAGAGCAGCAGCCTTTAAAAAGCTCTCTCTAAATGAATACATGGTACATCTATTAAAAGAAACACTTTTACCAGAGCCTCCTAAAACTAGAGAAATCACAGACGAAGAATGGGAAAGAATAAGCAATGACTTCTGAAGAATTTGATTTTATTCTTATTAAACAAAAAGAATATATTATTAACTTAATTGATAGCCGTAAATTTAAAGAAGCTGATGCTTGCATTAAATTAGTCAGAGAATTATGGGAAACTCATAGTTACGGATATAAATTAATTGAACTTAGAAATCGTTCTTTTCATCTTAAAGCAAAACCAAATGATTCTAGCAGTTGATACTGAAACTACAGGACCAGATTTCTTTCATGGATGTAAACCATTTATGATTACTGCTTGTAATGGTACTCATGAATGGTGTTGGGAAGGAGAAGTTGATCCTAAAACTCGTGAAGTTTACTGGGATGATTATGTGCTAGCTTCTGCTCAACAGGTTATGGATAATGCAAGTAGTATCGTATTTCATAATACAACTTTTGATATGAGAGCCTTGTGGTCTATTGGTATATCTATTTCATCTTTTTGGTCTAAGATAGAAGATACTCTAGTTGCTGCTCACTGTGTTAACTCTGCAAAGAAAACAACAGAACATAAACTAGTAGGTCGTACTCTTGGTCTTAAAGATCTAGCATTTGAATATCTTGGATTCCCTGATGATGATGAAAAAGATTTACAGGCTGCTGTAGTTCGTGAAAGAAACTCACCTAAGGGTAGAGATATTGCTAGATTTCGTCATCCTCACTTTCCTGGTGCATCTAAAACTACTCCTTGGTCTAAGCTAGATTACTGGTTAGCTCCTGAACTTTGTAGAATATATGCTCTTAAAGACGTTCATAGAACTATCTGTTTATGGAAGATCTTTAAGCCTGCTATTATATCTGCTGGTCTTTGGAATCAATACCGTACCCGTGCTGATCTTTTAGAAGTATCTTATGAGATTCAAACAACAGGAAGGTTCTTTGATAGAGATAAAGCTACTAAAGCCCTCGATCATTACCAAAGAATCATGGAAAAATCTCGTCAGATTATGAAATCTGCTAGTGGTATTACTTATAGATTTGACCCTAATAAGCCAGATCACTTAGTAGACTTTCTTCATAATCGTCTTGACATTCCAATTGATCGTAGAACTGATAATGGTAAACCATCTACTTCTAAAGAAACAATTAAATACTATCAAGATATACACAACATCCCTGCTCTCGAAGAATTAGATAAATACAAGCGTGCTCAAAAGAAAGCTAATGATTGTATTGCATACCTTCATTGGACTATTGGAGACAGCCGTACTCACTCAAATCTTAATATCACAGGTACTCGTGAAACTCGTCAATCATCTTCATCACCTAATGACCAGAATGTAAATAGACTAATCAAATCCTTATTTGGTCCACCCCCAGGAAAAGTGTGGATCTGTACGGATATGGTGAACATAGAATTATGTATATGGGCATATAGTGTAGGTAATCGCAAACTCATTGATATTTTTGAATCAGGTAAATCTGTTCATCAATTTATCATGAGTCTCATTTTCCCTGATGAATATTCGTTATATGCAGCAGCTTCTAGTGTTCCAAAATCATCCTGGACTCAAGATGTTATCTCTATATTAGAATGCTATAAAAATGTCAAAGCGGGTAACTTTGCACGTATTTACGGAGCAACAGATTCAAAAACAAATAACACTTATCATGGAGGAAAGACAGACAGAAACTATTGTGCTATTATCGATAAAGAACTCCCTGGCATTAGAGAGTTTACACTTAGTAGAGCAAAGATGTGTGAAGAAAATTTTAGCAGACATAAGCACTTTGGTGTAAGTACAATGGGTGGATATCGTCTATCAGTACCACCAAATGAACCATACAAAGCTGCAAACTTTTATGTTCAAGGTAGTGCTGGTTGGATTATGGGTGAAGCTATGCTTGCTTGGTATCGTCATCCACTTTACAACAGATACGATTGCCATATGAATAGTCAAGTCCATGACGGTCTTGATACTGAAGTCTCTATCATACCTCAACTGCCAGAAATCATTGCCGCTAAGATTGCTTGCATAGAAGATGCAGGTCTTAAATATCTTGGTACATGTGGTGCAACTTATGAGCTACTTTACAACCCACAAGATAAACCACTGATTGACAATATTTTATAAAAATCTCTGACAAGAAAATATATTCATGGATCGACCAAAATCATTATTTGAATTTCATAGTAATAGTGCAGCAGTTCCTGCTGGCAATAATTTACTCACCGACTGTCCTCTGTGTGGTAAAGAAAAACATTTCTTCTTTCACCCAGAAACAGAAATGTGGGATTGTAAAGTATGTGGTGAAAGAGGCAACCCAATAGAATTTCTTCGTAAATTTTATGCTAGTCTTGACACAGCAACAAGAGCAGCAACAGAACTTGCAGCTATTAGACAACTCCCTTTTAGTGCAATGTCTGCTGCTGGTGTTAAGTTTAATCCACTTAACGGATCTTATTTAATACCCACTTTCAAAAACGGATCTCTCAGTAATCTTTACAAAGCTGTCCGTAATAGTGAAGGTAAATTTGTAGTTATGTGTTCTCCTCGTATAGAACACAGTCTTATGAATTGGGAAGAAGATCCTAAAGATACTATATGGATCTTCGAAGGACATTGGGATAGAATAGCAGCCAATGCTATACTAAGTAACCAAGACATAACTCCAATCGGTGTCCCAGGAGCATCGGTATGGAAGCCTCATTGGTGTGATGTTTTTGCAGGTAGAGACATAGTATTTTTTTACGACAAAGACGAAGCTGGTCGTACAGGTCGTGACAGAGTTATTACTAAATACATTGCTAATCACCCATCCAAACCTAAATCTATCAGTTATGTTAAATGGCCAGAAGAAAAGAAAGCCGGATATGATGTTAGCGATCACTACGCAGAATGGGGTAGAGGTTCTTATAATAAACTTCGTGATCTAATTGTAGAATATGAAGCACCAGAAGATCTAGTTGTTACTAAGACAACAGTAGATCATATTGCTGCCGATACTTCTATCGTCAACTTTGAGCAACTCATTGATAGATACAAAGAAAAATATTATACAACACCATGCATGGAAATGGCAATGCTTCTTGTACTGTCTTCAATTTACTCGATCAAAGTAGAAGGAGAACAAATATGGATCAGATTAATTGGTGCTCCCTCCTCAGGAAAAACGAGTATTGCCAAAGCTATGTCTGGTAGTACCCAAGTAGTTCTCAAATCTACTTTTACTGGACTCTTCTCTGGTTGGAAAGATAAAGAAGGTGATAGCGATGCATCTTTGGTTCCTTTGATTGCAGGTAAAACTCTAATCGTTAAAGATGCTGATGCTTTGTTAAAGCAAAAGAATATTGAACAAATCTTTTCAGAACTTCGAGACTTCTATGATAAAGATAGTTCTACATTCTACAAAAACAAAGTAGCCAACGATTACCACAACATTAGATCAACCATGATCCTAATGGGTACTTATGTTATTCGGAGATCCGATCAATCATTCTTAGGTGAACGATTCTTGGATTTCGAATTGGAGTTATCAGAACAAGATCGTGTAAAGATAGAAGAGATCATGTTAGCTAAGTCTATTACTATGGCAGGCGACCCCTCAGGAACTCCTGCGGATAGTTCTATTATTGCTGCTGGTAAAGGTTTTATTGAACATCTAATGGCTAGAGATCCTATGACTCAACTAGATGCTCGATCACAAAATAACATTCTAACTTGGGCTAGGCTTGCATCAACTATGAGAACTAAAGTTGACCGAGAAAAGTTTGGTAGTAAAGATATTAGTTCTAGACCTATTGTAGAAGTTTCTGCTCGTCTTATTGGACAAATAGCAAAACTTTATATGTGTGCTAGTACAGTTCTTAACCTCAAGAAACCAGATGAACGTGTTCACAATTTAGTTTGTAAAGTAACTAGAGATATTATGGATATGACCTCTTACCGTATGAGAATTGTAAAATGGATGTGTGGAGAAGAATATCGTAGTCGTGATGAATTAGTAGAATTAGCTAAGATGCCATTTGAGCGTTGTACTCTAGAACTAGCTGACTTAGTTGCTCTTGATCTTATCGAAGGAATCAAAGTTCAAACTAACACAGTAGGTAGAGCAACAACTAAATGGAGACTCAAAAGAGTTTATGCTAACGACCTTCAGCACATAATTTATGAATAGGAGTCATGATGGCTAAACTAGATCCTTTTGGTGAATTTGAAGATACAGGAGAAGTAGTCGATGTAGCAAAGTATATCAAAGATATTAGTCTTCTAAATTACCAAGTTGACGAAAGAACAGTTAGAAACTACAAACAAGTAGGCGAACACAGCTTAATACCTTTGTTCCCTATCTCAGAAGAAATGTTAGCTGAACGAGAACTATATCGTACTGATTATGTTCTTGCCCACCAAAAGCTATTTCCAATGAGTACAGGTGTTAAACCTTATGGGGAAGAACAACAGAAAGCTGTTCGTAGATTTCAAAAGATAGTTCAAGGTAGAGGTAAGTTAGTTCAAGCAGAACCTCGTGGTTTTGCTAAAACTAGTCGTGCAGTTAATCAAGTATTACTTGGTATTCTTCAAGGTGATATTAAATTCTGTCTTATAGTTTCATCAGCACTTGATAAGTCTATTGAAATTATGGAACAGATTATCACAGAACTTACAAGTAATAATGCACTAGCTAGACTCTACCCTACTGTTATAGCTTGCTTCAAAGGAGTTGAAGGTAAACCACAAAGAGCACCAGCACAAAATATCAATGGTAACCCAACCAAGATAGATATGACTCGTGACTCTATTGTGTTTCCCATCGTCCCAGGAGAAATAGCTAGTGGTGCTCGTATTCTAGTTAAGACCAAAGATAATATCCGAGGTCTTTCTTCTAGAATTAAAGCTGGTGAAGAAGCAGGTCGTGGTGTTAGACCAGATTTTATTTTGTTAGATGATATTCAAACAGACAAAGATGCTCTATCACCTACAGTATCAAATCGTATTGCTAGAACTATCAAACGATCAGCTTTGTTTAGTGGTAGTCATACTAAAAAAGTTAGATGTATTTTAACAATTACACCTAATAGTCGTGGTGACGTAGCTTCACATTTTATTCTTAAAGAACCCTCATGGGAAGTAGCTAAATACTCTATGATGATTCAAATGCCAAAGAATATGAATCTTTGGGAAGAATATGGTGCTATTCTTTTAAATTTTAATAAAGAAGTAGAAGGAGAAAGAGAAAGAGCACAAATACGTGCTAGAGAGTTTGTTAGAGAAAATTATGAAATACTTCATGAAGGAGCAATACCTTCTTGGGAATGGGCTTATGATTGGGAATCAGAAGATAGTATAGAATTATCTGCTACCCAACATGCTATGACAATCTATTTTGAAGAAGGTGAAGAAGCCTTCATGTATGAATGTCAATGTATTTTAGGTGAAGATAGTATATCTGAAGATGCTATTAAAGCAACTCAAGATCAAATCTTAGGTAGAATAAGTCACCTACCCAGGTATAGCTTCCCATCAAATCATATGTTTATAGTAACTCATATTGACTGTAATAAAGATTTTCTTAGTTACGTTACTATGAGTTCTGGATTAATGATTGAACCTAATATTATTGATTATGGAACTTGGCCTCCACAAGAAACATCTATGTGGACTAAGAAAAACATCTACAATACTTTAGCTAGATTTTATCCAAACATAAATCGAGAAGATACACGACTTATGATTTATCAAGCAGTTAAAGATTTAATACCAATAATTGCTGGTACTCAATACACTAGAGAAGAAGGAGCTAAATTTTATCACAGACTTATAGGTGTAGACATTAACTGGGAAATGGATAGTGTTCTATCAGCAATGAGAGAAAGTCAACATCGTTCATTGTTAATAGCAACTCAAGGGGTATCTTACAAAGCAAAAGATAAACCTATGATGGAAGTTATTAGTAATGAAAGAGAAAAACACTTTCATTGTTATAGTACAATCACATCCGATAATACTATGCCACTTCTAAAGATTGATACTAACTTTATGAAATCATTTATTCATAAAGGATTCGTTACCGTCCCAGGAAGTCCCGGCAGCTATAGATTGTATGCACCTAAATTATCTAGTGACCATCTTTTATATTCAGAACATTTAACTAACGAATTTGTTACTAAAATGTATTTTGAAAAAGAAGATCGTTACGTTGATGAATGGACAGATCAATATGGTAAAGACAACGAATATCTAGATAATTCAGTTGGTTGTACAGCTCTATTTTTTAGATTAGGTTGTCATATGAAATCTATTGCTCATAAGAAAACAATGGACATGAAAGAGTATATGGCTTCACAACAAAATAAGGTGAACAAATGGTAAAACTATCCGAAATGTTTTCTGAAAATCCCGAAAGTTTTTTAGTAAAACACACTATGCATTTTTACGTGAATGGTGAATCTATTGATTATACTATTTCTTATAAAAAAGCAAGTAGTGATAAATTTCCAAAAGAAATTCAAATCAATAGAACATTGTTTTCTTTAAAAAAAGAATCATTTGTTTTTTACTTTGATGAATTACACCTACACGCTCGTTATGAAGCAGACTAAATGTTTTTAAAAACATCTTTGATGTTTTTATAAAACATACCTAAATGTTACATGCCTAACACTTTGAAGGAAAAAAATAATGGATTCCGATCAATTTAAATCTTTGGATATTGTTTTTAATACACTAGCCAATATAATAATTGGTTTATGTATTTTATCTATTATTATTGTTCCATTAGCTATATGGAAGATAATAGATTTAATAAGATATGTTTTCTAAAACAGTGTTCTTAAAAACTCTACGAGCTTTTTAAGAATACTAAAGTATCTATGATATTTTAAAAAGTAGTATCCTGACCGTATATTAAATCGCTAATACACTTGACTCTTTTAGCCCTCGTGCATATAATGTATTGAGGGCTTTTTCGTAGCGATATAGTATACTTCGAGGATACCATGATAGGTCCGATTGTAACACTTCCACCCGATGATATGATTGGGCACGAAGTAAATATTCTTTCTGACGAAATTTGGAGTATCCCTAAATCTTTTTCTGATTTAGTAGGTGAAGATTCTGGACTAGGAACTAAAGTAGCTGTATTAGATACAGGTATGACTAGTCATGAATTACTTCCTGAACCTTTCGATGCAAAATCTTTTATTGCTAACGAATCTTGGCGTGACTTGAATGGCCACGGGTCCCACTGTGCTGGAACTGTTCTTGGAAGACGACGTTCTGGATTCCCAAATATTGGTGTAGCTCCTGCTGCAACTTTACTAGTAGGTAAAGTTTTATCCAATAGTGGTTCAGGATCTTCTCAAGCTATTACAGATGGTATTCGATGGGCTGTAAATGCTGGTGCCGATGTTATCAGTATGTCTCTAGGTAGTCCCTCACCTTATGCTCCTATGCAAAAAGCAATTCAAGAAGCCTGGGAAGCTGGCTGTATTGTTGTTAGTGCTGCTGGTAATAGTGGATTTACTGGTAGTCGAAACACAATAGGATTCCCTTCTAAATTTCCTGAATCTCTTTGTATTGGTGCATATCAAAGAAGTGGACAGCGAGCCTCATTTAGCTCTGGAGGCCGGGAACTTGATATCATATGTCCGGGTCAAGATATCATTTCTTGCTCTATCCGTAACAGCCTAGTGTCTATGTCAGGGACATCTATGGCAACACCTTGGGCAGCCGGGTTCTTTGCATATCTTATTTCCCGTATGCGAAGACAAGGACGAGCTGCTTTTACTGGAATAGAGGCTGTCCGAAAATTCTTAGCTATTAATTGTCTTGACCAAGGTTCCACAGGTAAAGATGATTTCACAGGATGGGGTATCCCAAATGCCCCACAAATGACCAAAGCAATCTCTCTCAACCTTAAATGGTTTAATGAATAATGCAAGCTCCAGACTAAATGTTTTTAAAAACATCTTTGATGTTTTTATAAAACATACCTACAAAGGAGCAACAACAATTTTGTTGATCCTTTTAACTCTTAGTGTTTTTGGTGTGTGGAAACTAATTTCTTTGTTGATTTGGTTATTTACACATATCTCCGTCTCCGTCAATTGAAAGTTTATTATGTCTTGTGCACCAAATTTTAGTTCTGAACTTTCTCTTTCTTGCTTAATTGATTTTGCTAAAGCAGTCCGTCTAGGAGTTTCTCCTAGTCTTGTTAAGCAAGCATTGTGGCTTGCTGGATGCTTGATGGAAAAGTTTGTTCCAGATGATACAGTATCCCTTCAATCAGACATTGAATATGATTCTTTAGAATCTGCTCTTACAGCATTTGAAGCAGTTTGTGAATCTACCCCTGATGTAACTGCAACAGCAATTCCTTGGGCAGCACTAATTCCAATCATCTTGGAAATCATTCGATTAATAAAAAAATGAACTTTCACGATCCCAAACATCCTATGTGGCCCTTACTAAGATACGTAGTATTGGCCACTACAATGACAGTGTTGTGCTCAACACTTTATAATAATAAATTTGATCCCAAAGATCTTATTTTAATTATTTCAACTCTAGCTTCACTAGCTGGAGTTAATTTCGTTGAAAAGAAAATTTCAGAATAGGTGCATTGTGAATATTATCCGTCAAACATTTTTACCATGCTTGTGTGTATTATCTACTATAATATTTTACCAAGCATATAATTCACCAACAACTATAGATACAGTTACCTACGCCCAGGAATCTCCGGCTCCTATTACTCCTGCCAAAGCAAAGATTAAAGGACCATCAACTGTAATGGTTGGTACTTTACTTTTCTTATCAGCAGAAGAAGCTACAGGAGATAACTTTAAATGGTTAATACCACCTGAACTAATTCAAACATCAGCAAGCTGTAACAACAATATATTCTTCTCAATCCCAACCCCAGGAAAATATTCGTTCGGGTTGGTAGCTGCAAATAAATTAGCAGACATTGATGTTACATATCACGATGTGATTGTTACGTTTTCTCAGATTCCAAATCCAGCGCCGATTTCTAATACTCCTTCTTTTGATAAAATAGTTAATATATCCAAAGAAGGATTATTAAAATTAAATGATCCACCTACGGCAGCTAATTTAAAATTAGCTTTAAGTTTATTAATTCAAGAATCAGCAAATAAGACTTTAGCAGAACTTCGAACAGAAACAATTCGATTAACTGTTTCTACTTTTCTTGCTAGAAAAGGTGAAAGTTTAAAAAAAGAATGGGGACAACTTTGGGTTGAACCTATCGACGCTGCTATAGTCAATCTAAATCTGAAAGATGCGGCAACTTATGTGGAATTACTTAAAGCTTTGGTCAAAACTTTATAAAGATTGGAATCCAATCTATTCTGATTCATCTTTGATTGCTCAAACTATTGCTCATCCTCCTGATGGAAGTAATCTTTTAACTTGGGTTTTATGGGGTGTATTAGTTGTTATTAGTACACTAGCTACTGCTGTTGCTTTTCTATACAAAGCTATGGAAAATAAAAATAGATCAGCAATAGACGATATGAAACAGCAATATGGTTTATTAATAGCATCAATGGATGCTCAAATAAAAAATATGGCACTTCATGCAGAAAGATGTGATAAAGAACGATTAGAACTTTATACACAATCAATAAAACAAGATGAAAAAATTGCACATCTTCAATTAGAAATTAATGCTATTAGGAAACAATAATGGGACTCGCACCACAACCATATAACCCAAAATTACAATCCTTAGCAAACCTAGCAACACCGGCATCGACACAGCTATTAGCGATGAATAGCAGTGGGGCGGTGGTCGTGGATGCTCGTTATCGAACTTTCTCCGATTTTCTTACAGCCGATTCCGTAGACTCGGTTTACATATCTAACGGAACATACATCGTTCCAAACAATACGACAGTTGACGCAGAGCTTCGCGGGGTGTCTAGGCAGTGGATCGGTGGTTTATTTGTTCGCGACGATTCCGCAACCGTAGACGGTGGAGTAGTTATCGCAAACAACGGTGGAGCTAAGTACGTTAGGCAATGGGATAATGTAAACGTATTTCCTGAATTTTTTAGAGTTGGGTCAAACGGACTTAGAAACGATACAGACGCAATTAGCACAGCAGCATCAAAATTGCCGAGCGGTGGGACGATTCGACTACAAAACAAAAAAACCTATTTCGGAAAACAAGTAACTGTCAATCCTGGCACAAAGTTAATAGGAGGGACTATTAAACGGATTCAGCTCGCACAGAGTACGCTTGCGGCTCAAGCAAATGCTGGTGCGACTACAATTACAGTGACAAGTTCGGCATCCTTTCGCATCGGCATGGAAATTCAAATAGCGACGGGTTTGGGCTACCAAGACACAGCAACGCGAGACAGTGGTTCGTTTACCATTACCAATATCACCGGCAATGTGATAACACTCAGCCGAGCGACTTTATACACGATGGCATCGGGTGCAAGCGTTTTTGAAACTTGCTTGCAGTTTGCGTGCTCAGAAACAGCTACGGTCGTAAACGATACCGATGTTGTTTGTGACCACGTGACGTTTAACGGAAACAACACGCAGAACAACCAATCGCATAGTTGGACGCTCAATAACTGTTCAATCGTCTCTGGCTACATGCAGGGTATGATTTTCGATAAATGTAAATTTATCGACATGCCTTCTGACGTTGTGACAGTTGCGGGTAAGGCTTGGTTTAACAACTGCGAATGGAGAGACGTATACGGTGCCTGTGTACACGGTTCCGCAGCAACCGAAAATAGCGCTATAGGTGTCTCGATAAAAGGGTGTTTTGCAAAAAATGTTTGCATTTCTTCGGCAGCGGAAAACGGTCACGGAACCTATGTCGGTTTTTATACACAATCAGCTTCAACCAAAGACGTAAGGATTGAAAACTGTAGGCTAGAGGATTTAAATTTTGGCTACATTTTTTCTCATCAAACTCCAGGAATTTTTCTTTTGGGTTGTCGTGTCGAAGGTGCGCGAGGAATCTTTGCCGATATTTTCAGGACAACAGCAGACGAAGCACCAAAGGTAATCGGCAACACGTTTATAAACGCTGGTAACATAATCACGGGTGGTGTCGGAGACGTGCACCTAAACACAGGGCTCGTAATTTCAAATAATTCTTTTTTGAATACGTCGATTCGTTGTGTCGGAAATAAAGATGCCATCATAACGGCAAACAGCTTTAGATGGACTTCTAACTATCAAACACGGATGACTGCTGGAGAAATTGATTCCATCGGAGAAAACTATGGAGTTTTGTTAAGTGGAGAAGTGCAGTTTTCAGACAACGCAATGGTAAACGAAGCGCCAACAGCCGCAGCTTTAACGCATGGTGTTTTTGTTCTTGCATACACTGGTTTTCAGCCACGATTCAACGCAGATAATAATAGAATTGAAGGTTTCTCAACTGGAATCGAAACATCGCAGGGATCAGAACTAACACCTACTCCGACAGCGTTCGCAATGCGAGGCAACTTGATTGTTATCCCGACAATGGCAGGAACCAGGAGAGGAATTCTTTCTCGGATATCTGGTGCACAAATTGTTGGAAACACCGTTATTGCGTCCTCGGCAACGAATGCGATTGGAGTTTACGTCCAGGGTGTTGATACTGGAACAACTCCGACGTTAATTGCTGGGCCATTGATTGGAAACACGGTTTTGGGTTGTGCTACTTGGTGTGAGACTGGCTGGTTCGATAACGTCATAACAAACAACGTGTACGAAGGTGCCTACAACAACATCACTTCTCCTCTGCAACGCATTGGGGCTAACACTAAGATTGAAACAATCGGGGGCGTTCGGCAAGGATTGACGGAAATCGGAGGGCGAGTGTTTGCCCAAAACGACTTGGTGATGCGAAAGACCGGAGGATCTCAAATATATCTTGGAGATGGGGATTTCGTTGGGTCGTATGAGTTGGCGAGCCCTGGATTGGGTCCAATTGTTGGAGGACTTGGGGCGAGAGGTAATTTAGGTCTGTACGTTTATACCGGAAGTTCAACAAGGACGCTTGGAGCTGAAATAAAGCACAATTTAGTTTTCGAGCCGAAAGGTGGTGTTCAGCTTGCGTCCATTACGGATGCTTCGGCAGCAAATAGCACGCTTTATTTTTCAACGACAGCAAACAAAGTAGTCTGGAAAGATTCAGGTGGTACAGTCAATGCTCTTTACTAACGACCCCCATGCCAAAAGGTACTTCCATGCACAAGACAATACCAATCGCGACCGAAGACCAAGCTAAGTAATTAAACAAACTTAAGGACTAATATGTTTCTAGTATTACCAATGATACCATCAATGAGTCCTACTATAAATTTATTTAGTAGAACATCAGACCTATCATCACCTGACACATCCCCAGAAAATGGATCACCCATTGCTGGAAGTGAAGTTACCAATAGACCAGGACATTATCAATTTAACATAGCAGCATTACCAAATGCTGATTATGTTGTAGTTAGTGCCAACCCATTAGGTACTTGGTATATTAGAAAAACATCAGCTCAAATACAGATCTCCGAAAGCTGGTCTAATCTTGAACAAACAGCTATTTCAATTTCTCCCCAAACATTTACCATTACACCTAATGGTATTTCTGGTAGAAATAGATTAGTATTTTACAATGATGGAACACAAGTTGTTACTATTGTAAGATCTGATGGATTAAACTTTGACGGAACAACAATGAGATTTGTCATTGAACGTGCTGATAATAGTGAAATGACAACTATTAGTGGATTGTCTTCTGTAACAAATACTGTTACAGTAACAATTCCACCTATCACGTATAGTGACGTACCAAATAAAAAATGGTCACTACGAAGAATATCTGATAATTCAGTAGTAATGTTTGGTCCAGCTATTATGGAATACGTTGCTATAGCTAGTATAGTCATAGGAATGTTCAGTTTCCTCCGCCCAGGAGGAGTAGATTCTTATATTCGACCGTCAACTGGAACTTACTTAAGAGTTTAACATGCCAGACCTAACCGTATCAAACGATGTAGATACATTTATGATGTCTGCTAATAAAGCAGCTATGCAAGCAGCAGTATCAGCAGTAGCATATACAACACAGACGTTGACAACCGGTGAAAAACAACAAGTACTTGATAACATCAGCAGTGGCATCAAGCACATTCCAGCATCTCTCAATACCTTTGCTGGTTTTGCCGGGAACACGACCAACGCCGCCGGTGGGGCTACGGGCTTTGGGTACTTGTGTTTGAACAGTGCCGCCACAGTCAACGACACGGTTGGTATCGGATCGTACGCACTCAGGTACATGACAGGCGGCGTCGGCAATACGGCTGTTGGATCCTATGCCTTGGAAAAGGTTGTCAGTGTTGGCAACAACACCGCAGTCGGTGATAGTGCTCTACGAGAATGCTTAACCGGAGGAAGTACGGCAGTAGGCTACGTAGCTCTAGGCATTGTAACAACTGGCGAATACAACAATGGCTTTGGTCGAGGTGTCCTCGGCAGCTTGATCACAGGCTCAAGGAACTGTGCATTTGGTAACGAAGTTCTGGCGACAGCAACCGGAAGCAACAATGCCGCATTCGGTCACAATGCTCTGTACAACCAAACGACGGGATCGGGCAATGTAGCGATTGGTCGCAATGCAGGGCTGATTCATCAGCTCGGATCGAACAACGTATTCATTGGTGACGAAGCTGCGGGAGTCACGGGCCAAGGCGTCGATATCACGAATTCAATCGTGATTGGCAGACAAGCCGTAACTGGTCTCAACAACTCAATTGTTATTGGTAATGCGTCACACACTAGAGCACAAATATTCGGCACTCTTCATTGTCACGGTGCCGGGAATGTAGCCACAAACCAGATCATGGGTCTTGGCTCGGCAATGAGTGTATCTGGCGCAAAAAACTCAACTTATGGTGTTAGTGCTGGATTTAGCCTAACGACTGGATTCGAAAATGAATTTATCGGTTGGCAAGCGGGTTACTTTACCGCAGGAGGGGCGAGAAATACAGCAATCGGAAACTCAGCACTTCAGTCTAACGTCTCTGGTATCGGTAACGTAGCTCTAGGATATACAGCGGGACTCTTAACGACCGGGGGCTACAACACCTGTGTTGGTTACCTTTGCGGAACTACTGTTACCACCGGAACGAACAATACTTTCTTAGGAAATGAAGCAGGCACGAATGCTTCACAGTTAGTAAGCGCTGTCAACTCAACAGCTATCGGCAACGGGGCTTTTACTACAGCGTCAAATCAAGTTGTGATCGGTAACTCATCTGTAACAGAAACTATTCTCCGAGGGACCGTTAAGACTGATGTTGTAATGCACGCTAGAACGGCTGTAGTTGCTCCAGTTGCTGGCGGTGCTCAAGCCTTTGCCATAGGAAGTGGTGGAGCAGTAGGAATCTATTGGGGTTCAGGTGCTCCAACCGCTAGTGCAGGCCAAGGCTCAATCTACATCCGTACTGACGGAAGTAGCACAACAAATCGAATGTACATCAACACCAACGGTGGAACCACATGGACGGCAGTAACAACACAAGCCTAACTGAACAATAGTAAAAAAACAAATTTAGTTTCGTAACGTGCGAAACATTTTGTGGTTATTAATTAAAGAGGAAAAAATGGGAATGATTACTGAACTATCTCTACAAGAACAAGTTGTTATTGGTGGTGAAAAAATTGCTGTACATAAGTGGCAATTAAACAACCAACACCTTCAACAGTTTTGTTATGTAATTTCTAGATTGCAAATGGCAATCCTTGAAATGGATTCGAACAACTCGACTGGGCAGATGGTTGTTGCTGACAGTGAAGCCATCAACTCTGACTGGGTACGTGCAAAGCTAGAATGGGATTTGGCTAAAAAGTATCGTAACCTGGCTCCAGCAGCACAAGAAAAGCTCTTGACTGTGCTTGCAATCACAGACAATGAACAACTTCGAACAGCAAACGTCAAATGCCGTAGAGTTATCACAGCTCTTGCAACATTGATGCAAAAAGTATTGTTCAGTGACTCTGCGAAACTCCAATACGGCATTGGTGACAGAGACATTGCACGCTTCGAAGAACATATGCTGTACGTCGAGGAACTGCTTTCGACCTACATCGGGAATGGTACTGAGACAAACACAGGAATTTCGATTCCTGCTCACGAACATCTCGGTGTTGTTGTCCCACCGTTGAATATGCACGAAGCACAAATCTCTGAACCATCCCCAGGATTCTGGGGAACTCCAGGGAAGGATGCAGCAGATACTCCTTCAACAGTACCACCTTCTGGTTCAAACACACCAGTTAAGTAAAGTATCCAAGATTTTTATTTTACAAACACAGGCCTAAAAACCTGTGTTTTTCCCTTCCTTACATTGAGGTATCATGGCTGTAGTATTTATACCAAAAAGACTCACTGTAGAAGAAGTTGATGGCAACCCTTCAGGTATAATTTCAAAACTTATTGTTAGCTCCGGCACACTTTCAATTAATGATGGTCAAGGTACATTAAATGTTCCTCGCATAACATCAGGTACGGCTGCACCTTCAGGTGGTTCTGATGGTGACATTTATCTACAGTACACTCCATAAAGGAAAACAAATGGCAATTCAATTTAATGTAGCAACAAGAAACGCAAGACTAGATGCAATCGAATTAACAAACGGATCATCGTGTTCGTTAGAGATTAGAAGTGGAACTGTTCCAGCAAACTGTGCAGCAGCAAGAACCGGAACAGTACTTGCGACTATCAACCTTCCATCGGACTGGATGGCTGCGGCAGCATCAGGTGCGAAAGCTATTGCAGGAACTTGGCAAGATTTAAGTGCCGATGCTACAGGAACGGCAGGTCATTTCTGCGTCTACAACTCGCAATCGACAAAGGACGGTACGACTTGCTTTATCCAGGGTGACGTAGCTGTGTCAGGTTCAGACATGAACGTCTCTTCTGTATCTTTCACAGCAGGTCAATCTTTCACTATCAATAGTTTTACCCTAACAGACGGTAACGCTTAAATAATTCTTTCAACTCTAATGCCACCGGAAGCACAATAACATGCCAGATAACGTAGGATACACCCCAGGAAGTGGGGCGAGGGTAGCAACGAGAGAAGTCTCATACAGCGGCGAAACAGCCCTTGTTCAAGTCGTTGGACTGGCTACGGTATCTGGTCCTGACGATGCCACTACTGTGCAAGACGTTAGTCTATCCAATCCAATACCAACCGTTGCAAATCAGTCTGATGATTTGATTCGCATGTTGTCTAGGCTCGTCAAGATTCTTGAATGCAATGCGGTCGTTGACCAGCAACAACGTCAACGGGTAACAATTGATGCGATTACAGGCTCGTTGGTGCTCGCCACAGTAAGCACCGTGACCAACATTGGGACACTTAACACTGTTAACACCGTAGCAGCACAAACAGCACTTGCCGGTATGGACCGGGAAATGTACATCAATATTGCCAAGAACACCTACGCAAATTCAATCCGATCACAATTATCATTCGTCTAAGGTAAACCATGCCAGCACTCAATAAAAATACATTAACGCAGCAAGTCGATTTACCAACGTGGGAATGGACCCGTTTTGCTCCTGCGGTATCGGCTGCGGTATCGTCAACGTGCTATCCAGATAATCCGAACTTTCTACCGACGCAACACGGTAGGTATATCTATTACCTAATCTCAGCCACGCAGTTTTTTGTGTACGACACTTACACGGACATGTACATGCAATTGGCTACACCCCCAGTTGCTCCCGTTACATTCTCCTCCATGAAGTTTAGCGGAGCTCTAGGCATTGATGGAAGTGTGATTGCAGCCACTTCGACTACGCTGCAAATTCCAGCAGTATCTATGCAGGCACTCAAGGGCTATGACGTTGTAATCGTATCGGGAACAGGTGCTGGACAACGAAGGACTATCACTGGAGTTGCTGAACCCGTTGTTCATGATAGTGGTGTGGTGACAGCCGTATCGAATACGCTTGGTTCTTTAAGCATTACCGATACGTTAAAAGCATGGGGTGGTAATCAATACGCTGGCTACACACTGCGAATCACTGGTAATGCTGGTGTTAGTCAGATGAGAAGAATCCTATCCAACACAGCAACCGTCGCTGTGATGGGCGATTCGACTCAGACGAACAAGACTTGGAATACTCCAGCAATCTTCAATCCTGCAATCAACGCTACAGCGGGTACGCAAGCTGCCTATGCTATCGAATCACAAGTCGTCACTGTGGATTCTGCTTGGACTGTTACTCCAGATTCGACTTCGGTTTTTAGAGTGCAGTCAGGCTTAATTATCTTAGTGTCAAACAGCACGACGACTCCATTTTTTACGATGCAGGTGTATGACCAATTGACCGATACTTGGTACGTCATGCCTTGTATGCAGGGTATTTTTCAAGCAGCAGGCAACGATGTCAATATCGAACGAACTACCGAGAACTCGTCGATCTGGGAACGAGGCATTGCGGCATCAACCAGCACAAATACTACACTTGTAGATTCTTCGCTTGGTGTTGATAGAGCAGCTTGGAAAATTAACCAATGGAGAGATTATTGGGTTTATATTTACTCAGGTACGGGTGCTGGACAACTTCGTCAGATTGACAGCAATACTGCTAACACTTTAACGTGGACTACTCATATTAGTCCACACCCAACGGCAACAAGCCGTTATATGATTCTCAGCTTTGATGCTGGTATTGCAACTTCCGGTTCGTCTACAACAATCACCGACTCGACAAAATCCTGGGAAGTAAACCGTTGGAAAAACTACGTTGTTCGGATTATGGCAGGAACTGGAGCAGGGCAGTACAAGCCAATTGCTTCGAACACTGCTACGGCATTAACAATTGTAGGCTCTTGGGCAACGACCCCAGACAATACGTCTGTTTTCACGATTCAAGGCGATCCTGACAAGCTCTACATCCAGCTTGGCTCATTGAACGCATTAGCGATTCATAACATCGATTCGCAAGTGCCAACCTTTGGACGACAGCAAGATTACGGTATTGCAAGAAATGCCGCAGCAACAGTGGTAGGGCATGAACCAGTTGCAATTACGACGCTTGCCAATGCAACGACAACGGCAACGGTTACAACGGCTCACCCGCACCAATTTAAGGTAGGGCAACTGGTAACAGTGAGAGGAGCAACAGATGCAAACTTTAACGTCACCAACGTGGCAATTGCAACTGTTCCCTCGGCTACAACGTTCACCTACACGATGGCTGGAACTCCAGCAGCAACAACAATTGTTTCGTCCCAGTCAACAACTGTGTTGGTGGATGCAACAAAGAACTGGAGTACCAACCAATTCCAAAACCAAACGGTTTATATGTATACAGGGGCTGTGACAGCAGCAACCGGGTCTGTGGCAGGGCAATCATTCCGAATTGCTTCGAATACTGCAACAACTTTGACTCTTGCGGCAACAGCTACGGCACCAACAAACGGTGTTAGTCGATATGCAATTTCGACTTCAACTGCAATCGGTGCGGCTGACTTTGGGGTAGCAACTGGAACTCAATCGACGACTACGTTGCAAGATACAACCAAGACTTGGGCTGTCAATATTTGGGCTGGTAAGAGGTTGCGAATCCTGACAACAACGGGATTCAGTGCGGAAGTAAACATCACTTCTAACACTGTAAATACTCTTACTATTCCAACAATTACAGCACCAACAACATTGGTCACTGGCTATGTGATTCTAGAGCAAGCACAAAAGAACCAAGGAGTCTCGATGAATTGGGCTTTTGGTACGAGTGACCTAACGTCTCGTGGAAGATACATGTTTGCCACTCGTGGTGGTGCTGCGGTTGGTTTCGATAGGTACGACTTAGTTACAGATCGAGTCAATCAGATATTTACGTCACCAATCACAGAAACGCTCACGACGGGAACGATGACTGCCTACGACGGTGCAGACCGAATCTACTACCATAAAGATGCCACGCAGCGGGTAATGTCGCTCAACGTGACGACCATGAACGTAAATGGTGGCTCAATGTACCCATATGCAGCACCAACAGCGATTCTTGGTAATCGAATGGAGATCATTACAACCAAGGATGGACTTAAATATCTTTGGTTAAACCGTGCGTCGTTTCAAGAATGCTTCCGATGTCTCTTGTTTTGGTAACCAATAATCATGACGATCGAATTTTTGATACGAGTTCTAAGCAATAGATTGACTCGACTAAAAGATGCGAGAGTGCACGCAGAAGCACAAGGAGAGCTGGAAAAAATCATTCAGCTTGATTTGGAAATTGCAGAAACTCAAACAACAATAACGCAGTTAAGCACGTTGTAGGTAAACCATGCTACTAACTTTATTAGCTCCACAAGGAGCAACAAGCGATGTTATAGGTTCAACCTCGATAACACTTAGCAACGTATTGTTGTCATCCTCAGGAACAATAGCAAACGGGTTAGTAGGTTCAGTCGATTCAACACTAGAAAATATTGTTGCATCATCCTCAGGAACAATAAGTGCTGGTGCAACAGGTACACTAACAAGTACATTAGATACATTAACATTGTCTTCTAATAGTACAATTGGTGGTGGAGTAACAGCAACAGTATCGGTTACACTAAGTGTAGCAACATTATCTAGTTCTGGTACGCTTGCAGCTGGCTTAACTGGTAGCACGACTCAAACACTTGACAGCACAACACTATCATCCAGTAGTACTGTCGCTGCTGGTGCATCAGGTACGGTAACACGTACATTAGATGGAGCAACACTATCCTCAACAGGGTCAACTGGTAGTTCACTTACTGGTTCTGTTTCATCGACCCTAGCTCAAGTCACTTGCTCTTCAACAGGTACAGTTGCGGCTGGTCTAAGCGGCACAGTATCAAGAACACTTGATGCAGTCACTTCGTCTGCTACAGGTACACTTGCTGCTGGTGCTACAGGTAATACTTCTGTTACTTTAGAACCATGTACTTTAGTATCTACAGGTAATATTGCGGGTGCTCTTGTTGGTAGTGTAACTAGAACATTAAGTGATACAACTATCACAGCAACAGGCACTGTTGTTAATGGTCTATCTGGTGATATAACTAGAACACTAGATTCTGTAACTCTCTCCTCAGGAAGTTCACTTACTTCAGGACTTCTAGGACAAGTTAATAGAAGTTTACAATCTTGTATAGTATCATCTACTAGCACAATTGTTAATGGAACAACAGGAACTTTATCTGTTCAACTTGCATCAGTATCATTGACATCAACAGGTGGAGATATACTACCAGGTGGATTTAAAATACGTGTTAATGGTGAATGGAAAGATACTACTGCTTTTATAAAAGATGGTACCTGGAAAGTCGTCACTCCTCGTATAAAAATAAATGGAACATGGAAATAAACTATGGAATCTATTACATACACAGACAGCACTCCAGGAACAATTATAGATTGTTTCTTGTTAACAAATCCATTAGGCACATGGGCCACAACTAAAGTAAGACTAAACGAACATCTCCCAGGAATATGGACCGGAATACTGGATAACGGTAACTGGGGTGTGTTTGAAGGTGGAACACAACCAGCAAGTCTTGACGAAAGTGTTGGTACATTTGTAATAACAACAGAAGTTGCTGGATCATTAGCAGAAGAAATAAAATTAATCAATGATACTCTTGGTCCTAAAAGGATTAAAACTCCTAATATGGAAACCGAAGATCATGATTTAAAAGATCTTTTGTATTTACAACGAACCACAACAGTAGTTCGACCACATTTCTCTAACTTTGCTTTTGCAAAAGCAGTACCGAAAGGAGGTTGTAGTTGTGAAGATTCCGTCACCCAGTCTACTTGCAACAGAAACTATTAAAGTTTTTAAAAATATATCTAGACTATCATCTAGATTATTTAGCAATAGATCTGTTAAGGAAGTCTACAACGAAATACCTAAAGATAGGTTTAGGTATATAACTCGACATCCCTGGGCAGTTAGAAAATTAGTTAGCGTTTCATTAGAACAAGATCAAGAAGGTAGTCATTATCACGGTATATTAAATACAATCGCAAATGATTGTATTGGTCCTTGCCCAATTATTATTGGACAAACACCAGAATATGTTGTGAACATTGATATTGAACAACAATGGCTAAAATTCTGTCAACTTAATGAAATAGGTAAATCATTTCGACTTCTCAGGAGAGCAGCAGCTAAAACAGGTGTTGCTATTGGAATCCCTTATAAAATTACTCATGATTTTGCCGATGATGTAAAATTAGGACTTAAAGTTCTTTCATCAGAAAGATTACAAAATCCACCAATTTCACGGTTACTTGATGAGAATATTTATGAAGGAATCAAATACGACGAGAATTGGAACCCAGAACGTATTTGGGTTGACACTGGTGAAGAATTTGAAGTAAACAAAATTCTTTTATGGTGGAAACAAAAAGATGAAGCTTTGTTACGTGGTATACCTGAGTGTAGCCCAGCTTTATGTATCTTCCCTTCTGTGCAACGATATCTAACAGCACTAGTAAGATCAGCAGAATTCAAATCCTGCATCCCTATTGTTGTTAAATTAGATCCACACGTATGGGGCAAATCAGATGCTATAGCAGATGGAGTACCTTCAGGTATGTGGGAAATGGAACCAGGTCAAATACCTACACTTCCCCCAGGAACGAGCTTGGAGAGTTTAAGTAACTCAGGAACGTCAGCAGAAGATATCAATGCTATTGATGCAATGGTAGGATCTGCTGCTCGCTGTGTTAATATGCCACTTAATTTAGCAATTGGTAACAGTGCTAAACTTAATATGGCAGCTTCCCAAGTAGATCTTGGTCCTTGGAAAAATACTGTAAAGATAGATAGAGAAGATTTCTCTGTTGTGATTCACAGGTTTTTCAAGATGTGGCTTAGAATGGGTAGAATGATTCCAGGTTATTTTAGAGAAATTACTAATAAGTATATCGATGAATCAGGTATAGCTTACAGTATTGGTAATGCTCAATTATTTTCCCACCCTGATCCTAACAAAGTAGCATCAAGTCGTTTAACAGACTTAATTAGTGGAGCAAATACTTTAACTCGCCTCTATGCAGAAGAAGGATTAAATGCCAAAAGAGAACTCACAAGAGAAGCCGAACTTATGGGCATCACTTATGAAGAGCTTTGCAAAATAATTCTATCTGCTCGTTCCTCAACTTCAATTCAAATTATTCATGACAACAAAGAACTCGTTAAATCAACAGACGACGAAGACGACTAGACCTTCTTCTGAATTTTTTGATATTGCTTTGTCTAGTCCAACTTCTGCTACTAAAACAGAAAGTGGTTTAACTAAACTTAGCTTTGAAGGATATTCAGGAGCACCTGTTGATCTTAGTGATTACGGTTTGCAACATCCAATGGTTTATGATTTAGCAGGTATCAAATTTAAAAATAAGATACCAATTCTTGCTGAACATTATCATCCAGTTGGACACACAACCAGTATCATTAAAACAGAAAACAGCTTATCAGGTGAAGGCTTAGCCTCCTACCCAGGAGAAGCTAGGGATCAAATCTTAGAAGCTCTCAATAATGACTTTCCTTTTGAAGCATCAATGGGACTTAGAGCTAACAAAAGTTCTATAACATTGCTGGCTGCAAAAGAAAAGAAAACCATCAATGGACGTACCATTGAAGGACCAATGTACGTTGCCAATTCTTCGGTACTTCGAGAAATGACTATCACGTTAATGGGACGAGATAGCAATACCGAATTCACAACCAAAAATTCAGAGGTAGTAAATTTACTAAATAGTATGGACCCAGAACAAACACCAACACCTGCTCAAACTCCTGCTCCTACCCCAGTTGCAGCTCCTGCCCCAGCGACTCCTGTCAACAACTCGAATCCAGTTGCTGCTCCAGTTGCTCCGATCAACAATGCTATACCAGCTCCTGTTGCTCCTTCAACCAAAGATTTGTTTAAGCTAGCTAAGCTATCAATGGCTTATCCAGCACATGCAGAAAAAATTGATAAAATGGTTGATGAAGGAAAGAGTGCTACTGAAATTGAAAACAGTATCAAACTTGAGCTATACGAAAATAGCCTTCCAAAAATGCCTGATATCAAAAACAAGTCCCAAAAAGCTGAACAAGAAATCACCATTCGATTTGCATTGTCATGCGGTGTTGCACCAGAGACATTGGACAAAGCTGGCTACGATAAGAAACTTATCGAAAATGCCGATAGTGATTACAAGTGGTCCTTTGTGGAATCCTTGGTAAACATTGCTAATTCTTCTGGTGGTCGATACACTGGATTTAGTGACGTTGAAACCATGTGTAAGTTTATCAAGAACAATTGCAATCAATCATTGCAATTTAATAACACTGGTGGATTTAGCACATTCGATATGCCTAACTTGTTTCAACGAGTTACCGACTTTATGTTGGAAGAACGATGGGCATTGTCTGCACCATTTGCTATGACTGCTTGCGAAGAAGACTCTAACAAAGACTTCCGTAAGAAACAACAAGTTCGCCCAGGTGGTGGAGAGTTGTGGGAAGAAATTTCCAATGAAGGAAAACTACCACATGCCCAATTTGGAGAAGAATCTCGTTACGAATCTGATCTAAAGACTATCGGTCAAGTAGTTAGTTTTGATCGTAAGACTATTGTAAACGATGATATGGGAGTTATCTCTCGTCTTCTCGAAGCAATGGTTGAAGGAGCTATCTTCAATCCAGACGTTCAACTTGGTCAACTTATGCTTAACCAAGCTGCTGCTGCCGGTACTTTCTGGGTTGATACAGATAACAGTCGTACAGGTCTAGCTCTTAACCGAGCTAACTTGTCTACTGCTTACCTTGCAGTTCAAGACTACATTGAAACTCGTGGTACCAAGTCAATCAATCAGATGCAAACTGATAAATGGACTTTGATTACAGGTCCAGCTTTGGAAGAAACAGCTTGGGATATCCTTAAGCAAGATCGTATTGTTAACGATACCACATCTAACACCAAGACAGGAGATAAAAACTTCTGGTTTGGTAAAATGGATTATGCTAAGTTCTTGCAAATGTCAAACACTAGTTTGCTAGGATCAGGTACATTCGTTCATTCTAGCAGTTGGATTCTGTGGCCTTCTTCTAAGAAAGCATCACCATACACGATCAATTTCCTTCGAGGCAAGAAACGACCAACAATCGAATCTATCGACCTCCCAGGAGACATGCTCGGTATGGGTGTAAGAGGATACTGGGATGTCAAGATCAACGAACGAGAACGACTCTTCATCTTGCGAGCCAGAAGCTAATTCTGATATAACTTGTAGTGAATCTAAAGATGTCTATTTAGATCCTCTAGTTACAAAATATGATGTAGGGATGGTGGTTGAAGGACCACCCCCCTTGCAGGCTTGCAATAGTTGCCGTCACTTTGAAACAGTATTAGTTACACCAAAAACATGTAACAACAAAATTAAAGACAAATACTATGGTACTTGTCGTAACAATTTACAAATTCTAGATAAATCTTTAGTCTCAGAAGATTTAAATGCTACATGTTGGAATTTCTGTCTGAGAGAAGATCTGTTAAAACTTAAAATTAAAAGACTTAGGAGTCAAAATGCCAACCGCAGTAACAAACTACTCGAATAACAATTGGATCACAAAAGTAGGAACCGCTGGTATCATTCGTCAACATAGTGGTCTGTTGATGAACTACTGGAATAGATCCACAACTTTGGCAATTATGCCAGGTGAACCGATCATCATTAACCAAATGGTTTGTGTATGTGCAAAACTTATTTTGCCTAGCACAATGGGTGAAGTCTACACAAACTGGATTTGTGACTTCCGAATGAACCCTGCTCATACAGGTGACGTTCTAGCTAACGATCAACTATGGTGGTCGTATGATGTTGAAGCTCTTCAAGACAACGTAGGTTGTGCTGTTGCATCAGCCCCAACTAACGGATTCATCTTAGGTCGTGCAGTAGCTAAATTTGAAGATCCATTGAATGGTAGTAATCAAAGAGTTGTAGCTAGCACAACTAGTCGTACTTGGGTTCGAGTAGCTTCACTACAAGAACCAGTTACAGCTATCGGAACAGTCCCAACATTCTTCTAACCTGTTGAGCTATTGAAAAATATGAGTAAACTACAAATTGGTATTGAAAAATTACAAAGACATGTATCTAATCATACTGCTCTTGATGCAACAATTCAATACAATGAGGCTAGTGAACTCATACATGTTAAACTTACCCCAGTAGATTTAGTTTCACTATTAGATTCAGCCAGAATAAAAGTATCAAGCCAAACATATAAATTTCTCATAGCTCGTGAAGATTACATTGCTCTCAATTTAATAGCAAATAGAGGGTACATAATCAATATTAATGGGCTAAAATTTCAAACTGTGCTTGGCAATAAAGGTACTGTGGTTGATAATGACAACCACAATGGTTTCGTAGTCATTTCAGCAAATGTAATACAATGAGTCTATTCACCCTTTGTTCTAGTATAGTTAGTAGTCTAAATAATTCAACCCCAGAAAATTGGGGGAACATAATAGTTCCCACAGATTTACAAGCGGTATTAGTATTAGACCCTGACGTACTGTACCAAACAAGAGATCGTAGACTCTTTGTTATGCCTGTACAACATATGCCAATGGATTTTTCAGGTAGAAATTCTACTAGATCACAATTCTTAATGAATTATGTTTTTAGTATAGGACTGCTTCTTCCACTTGATTCATTCCAAAACGAAGATGTTTCAGAAGCTGGAGATATTTCTGCTGCTTTAGAATTATGGGAGCGTATAGATATGTTCGTAATACGAAACATACCTGAGCCTTATACCCTTAAAGAAGTAGTACCAGAACCTCCTGTTGAAGTTGAGATGAACCAAAAGAATTTTCTGGTCTTAACTGAATTTACTGTAGAAGCAGAAAAGTGCATATAATGATTATTTAGAACTCTTCGAGCTTCTAAAAATCATTGTTTCTGTATTTTCATAAACTCTTACGAGCTTTATGAAAACACTGTCCTCGTTTACTCTGAGTCTTTATGAGTCTTAAATGGTTCTTCAAGGGTGTATTTTATAGCACCAAGTTCAATGCGAGTGTTACACGCTCAAAGAAAGCTGGTCTACAAAGACTAGCTGCATATATTCGGGGTGCAACAATCAAATCACTACGAATATCACAAAAGACTTCCTCCCCAGGAAAGCCGCCATATGCCAAAACACGTGGTGGTCTAAGAATTATAATGTATTCTCTGTATCGTAACGGAGCTATCATTGGTCCTGTTAAATTTCCTGGAAGTGATTTTTTTAATAAACCTATCCCTCATATTCATGAATTTGGGGGAACCTTTATGAGTAGAAAAGGATTCACACGATATCCACAAAGATCGTATATGAATCATACTCTACAACAACTTCAAAAACGTGGAGCAATATCTAAAGAATATTCTGTAGGTATGGCCCGACAATGGTCTTAAGTAATTCTTACGTAGCTTAAGAAAACATTCTTCCAACATCCTTAAAGGAAAATTATGCCAGTTACAACAGCAGAACTTACCCTGTGCAACCGTAAAGGTAGAGAAATGGTTCTCTACTATGATACTGCGGTTGCTAGCAATTGTGCTACTCCAGTATGGGTAGCTAACAAAGCAGTCACAGGAGATCTTGATATCAATGACACCATTGATAAAGAAGAACAAACTTCTCGTGATCCTTTGGTAAAGTACAAACAATATAGTCAGTCACAATCTGACTTAGAAATCACAGGAGAAATGTTTGTTGATCCTAAATATGAAGGATATTCTTACATTGCTTCGATGAAACAAGGAGTACCACGAAACATTCTTATTCTTACTTACGGACTATCTGTAGTAGGATCTGTTGGATACAAAGGAAAGTTCAACAACTACGATGGATCTATCAAAGGACCAGAGTCAGGCCCAGGAAGAACGTCGTTCAGCCTAGCTCCAGCATCTTGCGTTATTACTGCTTGTAACATTACAACAGTTGAAGTTGCTGTAGCTGCTGCAATTGTTAATTACGACGAAGGCGTTTTTGTGCCTGCTGCTAGTGTCGGAATGGCAGCACCTACTCTTGGACAAATGATTGTTGAATCTGATGTTTATCAAGGATTGAACAACACTGGTGCAGAAATAGTTTACACAGACGTAGCTCCTTTGATTGGTTTCCTGGGTGTAGATAAAGTAGATAGTCTACTTGATAACCTTGTGGAAGCTAATTACATCCCAACAGGTATTGTTTCTAGCCGACGTATGGCTAAAATCAAACCACGAGGAATGGGTGAATTTCATCGAGAAGATCTATTAAAAGTTCTTAATGAAATCGTTTTAAACGAGAAAGTATCCGCAGCGACAATTGCTAAAGCTCCTAAAGCTCCTAAAGAATAGTTCTCCGTCAAGAATTATCTAGGCAAACCGTGACAAACGAAGAGGCTGTATACGACGTGGCTCTTATCCCAAAGAGAACTGCTAAGTTAGAACGACGTGCCAGAATGTATTTATACATTTTCGGGAGCCTAGACAAATTTTAGGGATCAATCTTATTCTTGTAAACTGTGACGGCGGTTTATAGGGTAGGGTTGGTCCCTAAAAGTATGTCTATACCCATTTTTTATGCTTTTTAAACTCCCTTTTCTGGAGACACTATGTATTCTTATCAAGCAACAATCAATCGAATTATAGATGGAGATACAGTAGAAGTTACTATTGACTTAGGTTTCTCTATTAGTTTTAAACAAATAATAAGAATCTATGGAATCAATGCTCCTGAAAAAAATACTGATTACGGAAAGACAACACTACACAGAATAACTCAACTCATTCCCCCAGGAACAATCGTCAAGATTGAAACCATCAAAGACAAAAAAGAAAAGTTTGGTAGATATCTTGGCATCATTTATCATAACTCAATTAACATTGGATTACAGTTAATCTCCGAAGGATTAGCTATATCATATTACCCCTGATACTTCGAGCCGTCTCTCACTTTTAGGAAATCACGTGGCAAAAGAAATCGTTCGTTACAAACTTGGTTCTTACGAAATCATTATTGAAATTAATTTGATTGAATCTAGAAAACTAGAAAAACAATTTGGACTTAAGTTATTAGACTTCTTTGTTGATAATGAAAAAACAATGGAAGCAGTTCAAAAATTAATTCTTGATGATGACTTTACAATTGATCTTCTATGGTATTACTTTGGTAATCAACATAAAGTAGACAAAGAAACAATGGAAGCCTGCATTAGTAGTTTAGATCTACTCGATGAATTCAGAGAGAAGTTCTGGGCAGCAGTTGTAAATTTTACGTCAGCCCACAAAAAGAAAATTCTCCTGGACTTGTGGGCACAGATGAAGATACAAATCAAGAAGTTCGATGTAGCAGAGATGATGTCGAATGTATCATCCTCCGAGTTAGAGGAAGAGGAATCGACGTTGACACCCTTACCATCGGAGACATCCTCTACATAGAACAAGAAGCCTTTCATAGAGATAGAATCTATTGGGCATGTTCAGCACAAGATTCATCACTATTACCAAAAGTACCACCACCCCCAGGAACAGGCCAAGCCAAACTGGAGGCATCAGTTAAAAGAGCAAAAGGGGAAGCGTAATCCCAATGCTTATTAAAAGCTCGAAGAGTTTTAAGAAGGATTATCATGACACGAAGAAGTATAGAAGCCGGTAAAGCAGTTATTGTTATTGATGTATTAGATAAAGCTAATGCTTCATTTAATAAGCTCACATCAAAAATGATGGCAAGTGCTAGAGGATTACGTAATCTAGGACAACAGGCTGCTGGTGCTGGTCTTCTTACTGGGCTAGTGTCTCGTGGTGTTATTAATAACTTTACAGATTTTGAAGATAAGATTCTTAATTTAACAGCTAAGTTAGGTATATTTGGTGTAGAAACAGATCAGCAAAAAGCTAATATTAAAGATCTCACAAAAACTATTATTGATCTGGGTAGAGTAACATCTTATACTTCTGCTGAAGTAGCTGATGCTGCTATCTCTCTAGCTCAAGCTGGTTTTAGTATTACTGAAATTAAGTCTAGTCTTAAAGCAGTTCTGGATCTTGCTCGTGGTACTGGCTATGCTCTTGGAGATACTGCTGATCTTTTAGCTAATACTGTTCGTACTTTTAATCTGCTTAAACCAGGTAATAGTGCCGCAGTCTTGGCTGAAAATATGGCTACTATTAACCACGTAGCATCTATGATGGTTAAAGCTACTCGATTAGGTACAATCGAGATTCAAGATCTTCGTGAATCAATGAAGTATGCTAGTGGTACTTCTGTTAATTTAGGTGCTAATCTATCTACAGTTCTTGGATTGCTAGTACAGATGTCAGAATCAGGACTTAAAGCAAGTCTTGCAGGTACATCTATGAACACTGCTTTTCTTAATCTAGCCAATAACTTAGAAAAATTACAAGGTAGATTACCTAAATTTCAATTGTTTATGTCCACTCTTCAAGATGGAACTAAAGGAGTTGACTTTGGGCAAACATTAAAAAGTTTAATGGATTCCACCAAAGGTATGGATAAGATGGATAAAGTTAGACTCTTCGGAGACGTATTCAACATCAGAGGATCACGTATGGTGTCCTCCGTTCAGGATATGGAACGAGTAGAGTTTTTTATTAAAGAAATAGCAGCAGCAGGTGAAGAAGCAGCATTAGCAGCAGCTAAAATGGAATCAGGACTCGGTGGTGCTATTCGTAGATTAACAAGTGGAATAGAAGCACTTAACATTGCTGCTGGTTATACTTTTAAAGATGGTGCTACAGCAATGGCTAACTTTGCTACAGTAGGAGTAGCAGCACTAGAAAGACTAACAGCCTCACATAAAATTCTTGTAGGAGCATTAGTATTCAGCCCAGTAATATTCATTGGTATTGCTGGTAGTGCTATGATTCTATCTGTAGTATTAGCCAGACTACGAACAGTTCTCATAGGATTAGCTGCTGCCTTTAATGGCCTCAAAAGATTCGCGGGATTCCTGGGTGGAAGTTTGATGTCTGCTGGTAAGGGACTTCAAGGAGCTATGAATGCTCGTGGAGTTAAAGCAGCAGCTATTAAAGCACAAGCTGAAAAAGTAGCTAGAATGGAAGCAAAGATCAATGCTTCTGTTGCTGCTGCTAATGCTCGTAAAACTCCTGCATCCCAGGCATCTGCACTAGCTAAAATCAATGCTAGTAAGCGAATGGCAACATTCAAAGCAGAACAATCTAAACTAGCAACCATGATGAAAAAAGCTAAGCCTATTGCTGCATTAAAAGGTGCTGGTTCAGCTATAGCAGGTAAAGCTTCTGCTCTTAATACAGTTCGTAAAGAACGTGCCGAAATACGTAGTCAAATGCGTCTTGAAGGAGTTCTACAAAAGAAAAATCTACGAGATACAATTGCGGGACAAAAAGCTATTAAAGCAGAATTCCCTGATGTTGAGAAAAGAGTTAGTAGAATTCTAATGCTTGACGAACGTAGAGTAAAAAATAATCGTACACTTGTTAAACTCATTTCTGCTAGAAGTAGTATGCAAAATGAGATTAAAAATGCTGTAGCTCTAGAAAAAGCTATTGATAAAGCATACGATAGATTATATTCTGTTCGACAAGCTCTTAAATCTACACCAACATTGATTAAAGGTAAAGGTGGTGCACCCAAACCTAACATGGCTTTCTTAAAGTTAGCTACTGAAGAAAAACAGTTAGCTACTTTTATTAATAAGAATCAAGCTCAAGCAGCATTTAAGAAAGTATATGCTCAGAAACAAGTAGCTAGAATCCAAAAAACTATGGATAAAGGCTTTAAAACAAACAAAGCACTAACCAATAGTATTGCTGTACAAAAAGCTCAAATATCTTCTGGTAAGAAATTAGCTATCATAGAAGCTAAAAGAGCTAGAGCAGCAGCAGGTGCTCAAGGTATGGCTAATGCAGCCATGTCCCAGAAAAGAGTGGCAGCAGCAGGTCGTGCTATGAAAGGTGCTAGTTATATGAAGACCCTATTTGCAGGGGCTAATATGACTAAAACTTTTGCTGCTATGGGTAAAGGTGTTAGTATGATTTTTAATCTTAGCAAGTCTTTTGCTATATTAACTTTCAGACTATCTCGATTTGTGTTTAGTTGGAACTTTGTGGGATTAGCTCTTAATGCACTTCTATTGTTTGGTCATAAAATACCATTAATCAGAAAAGCATTTGAAGATGTTGGTGCTGGATTTAGTGCTGCATTCCAACAGATAGCAAGAATAGCTACATATGCTGCACCTGCTTTAAAACTATTCTCATTAGCTTTTGAAGCATTTGTTAAGGGTGATACTGGGGTTGGAGTTGCTGCTATCAGTGCTGGCTTCTCTGGTCTAGTTGCTATTATCCAAAATCAACTAAGTGCTGCTTGGAATGCTTTTGCTGCTAAAGTAGCAAGCATTTACATAACCTTCAAAGCTATTTTTGTAACAGTATGGAGTATTGTTGATGCTCTAGTTAAAGGATTAGGTGGTGCTTTTGATAGTTTACTTAGTCCAATATTTGATACAGTAGGTGGACTATTTGATGGTAAAAGTAATTTTGCTGATAGTCTAAAGCAAGTCTTTTTAACTTTAGTATTATCTTTAAATAACTTTATCACAAACTTTTTTGGAGCAATTAGTAAATTAGTTACCTGGGGTAAACAATTTGCTGGTGAAGTCAAAGTAGCTATTGGTCTTGCTTTTCTTAATGTGCCTGGAATGAAAAATGTTGGCTTAGCAACAATTAATCAAGGAGCACAAGACACATTTAAAGCAACTCAAGATGATAAAGTTAGACAAAATCAAATCAAAAAGGAAAGTAAAACTAGAGAAGATGCTATTCAAAAAGCATTCTTTGATAGTGCAAAAGCATTTTCTAATTCTAAGAATAATCAAGTAGTATCTCTTAATGCAGCTTCACAAGGAATATTTGAAGAATTACAAAATATTTGGAATAATCTACAATATGAATTACAACAAAATCAATTAATCAAAGACTTTGATACTCAAAGACTAAAAGATCTACAAAATAGAGATAAGTCAGCCCCAGGAGTACCGAATCCAGCGGTAGCTATGAAAACTTTTGAGTATAAACTTTCAGCTTTAGTAGGATCTATTCAAGCCGTATCTGGTAACAGACTGCTAAAAGAATCTCCTAAAGAAATCGAACTAGCTCAAGAAACTAATGCTAAGTTAGATAAACTTATCAACGTAGTTCAAACTCAAGGCATGTAATCCGTGAATCGCGATCAAATTAACCAAGGTGTTTACATATTACTTCGTACTCTTTCTTCAGCTAAAAGAGACGAAGTAACTATGTTCAAATCAACATACAGAGAATTCTTTTCTATAGTTCAAGTACCAATGATAAAAGACTTTGGTGAACTTGTTTTGATTAATCGACATCAAGCATTAGATTTCTTAAAAAGAACTTACGACTTCTATACTAGAGAAGAACTTCATCAAACATTATCAGCAATAGCGGAGGAAATAAATGGCTCTAAAAATGATTGAGATTTATAGAGAATCTCGTAAGTTTGAAGTATCACGTAGAGCTGTATCTAAAGAATTTGTATTCTTAGTTGATGACGATGAATTCTTAGAATATGCAAATACTCAATCTGTTCCTGATGCAGATTTAGTATTAATACTTGATGATGATGTAATGCAACGTAAAGTTCTTCCATACTTTATTTCAATCATTCCCGTCAATTATCAATTCTTCTTAAATGAAGATGGTGATTATGTATTTCTCTATGCTGCCAACATAAGAGCAGAGCAAATTAACTGGAGACAATGGAAACTATTTGTTACATTCGACATACCAGAAGATAATGGTCAGTCCCAGGGAGGAGGAGGCGGAGAATCAGGGCCAGCTAATGGTGAAGCTAATTCACAAGAGTTTACTCAACTTACATTTAATTGTACAGCAGTATTTGAGAAACGTCAGATGGGATATCTACTTGAATCTCAAAGAAGAATAGGACTTCCTGGCACAGCAGCACTTACTCCTGGAAAGTACCAACCTATTGGAGAAACAGATGATGGTATTGAAGGTGCTGAACAACCAGTAAGATCATTTACATTTGAGATTGTTCAATACATGTCTCCTCGTAAATTAACTTATGAATACAAGAGAAGAATCAGCAGATTAGTTACATCAATTAATCTTGATGATTTCTTCGGTAATGCTCCTGGGAGTGTTATGTGTGTAGGTGCTAATGCTACAGGACACTTATACCAAAATGTTCCTGTTAGTCTATCATTTGAAATAAGACCTAACTTTAGATGGTTACAATCAGGTCTTAGATCTATTGCTTCTTTACAAGATACTTATGTTACTGTTGATAATAAAAAGAAAGTATTAACATCAACTCAATACGATACTTATGTTGATTCGACTTTCCCTTCAACAGCAGTAGTTCATGCTAGTCACCCTGTAGTTGGAGTAAATACATTACCTCTACCTAACGGTGTTCATAGTGGTTGGGCAATCCTTGCTTATCGTTATGATAAAGAAGTTAAAAATACTGAAAAAGTAATTGTTAGACGACCAAGCGATCGCTATATTTATATGCCAGAAGAAACAACCTTTATGAATTTCACCAACTTCTTACTGTAGGTTATTATGAGACCATACCCTGGAGCACCAAGAAAAGATTTCTTTAACAAGAAATTTTATGATGAACAAACTCGTGCACCTACTCATAGTATAAATGCACCTAGAGCAACAACAAATTCTAGTAATGTTATCATAGAAGCTATGCTTAATGATGACTCAGTAGCAGATACTATTGAACCTTATAGTCCTGTAGTCCTGGGTGTTGGTAATTTTATTACACCTTCTAGTGATTTACAACATTTGCAAATAGATACATTCAAATGTTATACTCACACAGAAGATAAACCTATCACCAAGTTCAACCCTACCTGGGGAATAGCACTAGACTTTATCACAAAGTCATCCCCAGGAAAGGTGCAACTAACAGGTGGATGTTGGTTAAAGACTACAGGTGAAGTTATAATTCCTGGAGGTAATTCTTTTGACATCTTTAATAGTAAACTATGGAGATGTTATGGAGGTAAAGCCGATATAATTGGTGATACTCCCACAGCCTCCTGGTCTTACGTTTCTCTAACTAAATCAAGTATGACTTGGATAGGTAAAACACAATCAGCAGGTCTCAATCCAGGAACACCAGGAACTGTTGATATCTATGAATATCATAACGATGCTTATCGTTCAACAGGAATTACTAAAACATGTATAACTATTGTAACTCCTATTGTCGGAATCAAAGACATTGAAATAACAATCAAAGGCGGAATGCTTTTAGCTCTGGAGATTTGCTAATGGGAGGAAAAAATAACTGTTGTAAAATATGCTTACCACCACCAAATATTATACTTCCAGGAATGACTCCAGTAGGAGATTGGTATAATATAGGTTTAGATCTATGTTGTTGGGAAAGAGTTTATAACTACAACGATGCACAACCTTGGGTATTAATTTCTGACTATATTAGTTGGGATTACAGGTCCGAATCTACTTCTGTTGTTGAATATCTAGAATTTAGACAAGAACGACAAAAATGGTATAGACTTGCTTTAGATTATTATGGTAACCCTGAAGAATGTCCTGTACTCCCCACAATCCCAGATTATGATTGTGGTACTTGGGTTCCAGCAGCAACCAGAACAATCGAAGCTCTGTCCTTTGCGAAAGAAAGATATCGTTACTGGACCAAACAAAAAAACATTGTAGTAAGATACGGCCACAAAGATATAGCTTGTGATGAAGAACCCGATACTAGAAAGTTTATTGTACAAATACAACAAAACTTTTGGTGGTCTTATCTCAGACACCAAAACTACAACTCTGCTCCTGGAGTTAACGAAGGTTGGCGATCTAGTTATATTTTAGAAACATGCTTTGATTGGATAACATCAGCACCTTCATCTTGGACACATGATTCATACCCAACAACAGAAGATACACCTTGGGTTCCTTCTTTAAGTTTAACAGCAGACGATGGTATTATTACAGAAAGCTTTGTTGTAAAAACAAAAGTATATGATGAAATGCCAGAATCTGATACATGGACCGTAAGTGATCCACATACTTTAGAATGCTGGTCTTTTTGTTCTGGTTTTGAACAAATGATTAATCCAATAGATTGCATTCAAGAATACGTTCCTTCAGTTACTTATGATTGTACCCCTACTAATAGTCAACATGACATAGCACCACCATTTACTCGCACACCATGTCCTTCAGGAGCATGTAATGCATCTTGCAGTTGCTATAGTTGTGTTTATTGTCCACCACCTGCATGCGAAGGATGTCCAATACCTAGTGGATCGATAACTAACTATCCAGCAGCAACTATTGATTGTAGTGCAAGAACATTTTTAATAGATATTTTGACTATTTCTTGTGAATATCCTTTAACTGCAATACCTAACGCAGGACTAGCAACATACAACCCATTATTTCTAAATTCTCGAAAATTTGAATACGATTGTGGGCCTGCCTGTGTAAACATTACTTGTACAACAGTATTGTCTGGGTGGTACTATCCTGTAACAGAGGGCGAAAGATGCTGGTACCTACCACCAGGAAATGGATGGACAGCAGAAACACAAGTATCGTTTGATTATGATATCTACTCTACATACCACACACCTGCTATATGTCAAAACTTTATAACTCTTAATGTTGACTATAACTTATGAAAGTTCATTGGGAAAGAAATAAACCAGTTCAAGTTTCTACATATGCTAAAACCTCAGAAACTATTAAAGTGCCTTCTGTTTGGTATATGATTCATAATTATTCTGTTAAACATGAAAAAAATTGGAACTCGTTTAACGCTCAAGTGTTCTTCTACCAACAATTTGTTCCTGCAATTCCTGGGCAAGGTTGTGGTTGTAGTAGTTTTTTTACAGATTATTGTCAGAACAATCCACCTAATTTTGAAGATTATATTTCTTTTAGAACATGGTGTAGAGTTCTTCACAATGCTGTAAACAACAAATTAAGTAATGAATACCCTGACAGATACTATCC